CTGGAGTAAACGTACTAACATATTCATCCAGCAGTGATTTGTTTGGATCTACAACATAGTATGGATCGCATGAAACCAATGCACGAGTCCATTCAGTTTCGTGTACTCCTATTTGCAGACCTGGATAATGCCAGTCTACATATAAGTTGGCTCGTTGAGATATTACTGATTCAACATCAGCTGGGGTATATATTTTTCTGGTTCGACGAACATTGTTGTTTTGATCAACTTGTTCTTCTAAGTCGTAATTGCGTAAAAAATATTGCCCACTGACATTCTTTATATCGTTATCGAGACGTTGCCAAATAACCTGCAGATTTTCTTGGTTAGTTTGTGCAATCTTAATTAGATTTTGATAATGAGTAATTGAATCTTGTAAAAATACTGCATACTCGTGATCAAGGTCGGTATCTAGTTTAGTTAAGTTATTGCACAGGTCTTTAACTGCTTGCTCGATGCCGTTGGTATCTAATTCAACTTGAAGTCTTTCTCTGAACTCCACAAGTTGTCTTAGCGTCATTGACATAGTTATTCCCAACTAAACAATGTGTCGAATGTTGTTTTGATATCAGTGCTTTCTGCAATCTTCCACTCTAGTACGCCCAATAAGTTTTCTACCTTTTGGTCTACAATAGTTGTTTCCATTAGTGCGTCATCAAATGGCAGATCTTTAAACCACTGCGGGATATGCAATTGGTCAGTTGGATAGCCAACGCTCGTATAGCCCAGTGGATTGTCCTTTAGCTTACACACAATGGTTTTCATACCATCAACAATACTAGTTGAATAGTTGTCACCGTGCATGCGTTTTAGGTTATTCCAGTTCATTGCGGCACGAACGTGTCCGGGCATGTTGGCTTTACCCAGTCTAGCTTCTTCGGCACTGTACTTGGTCAAGTTGTTTACACGTTTAGGCGTGCCTTTCTCCCAAGCAGGACGTTGTTGAAACAGCAGTTTGAAGTCACGCACCTTTTCAATGATTTGTTCTCGGCCTGCGCCAGTCAACACATCTGTTAGGATTTCGCTCAAGAAGTCTTGTACTACCTTTGGAGTATCTGATCGTTTCAAGTCAAGTCCCATAGCCTTGACTTTTCCTGGCTTACCATGTGTGTCTAAGCGTACACCTTCTAAATCATAAATTAGCACCGCATAGCGTTTTTTCTTGATAAACAAGCCTTTGACTGCAACAAGTTCTCGACCTGCGGCAATAATGGCACCCATATCGCGTGGGCAATGACAAGCACGTTCCATAAAGGCCGGGAACGAGTCGTTAACTGCATCCGCAATCGTATCGTATAGTTGTACACAGATTTCTCTGTTCCATTCCATACGTCCCGATTCTACTTCTTCTTTGATCGCCGGCCACGCTGAAAAGTAGACCGAATCTGTGTCGCCATAGATGATAGACTTGCCAATGTAGTCGTAAGAACCTGTAATTGCTTCGTTGACAAATGAGTCCATGTGTTTCGCGATAATGCGGCCTGTAAGCGTAGTGCTTTGCCCAATACGTTGGTCGAAGAACCTGCACCCAGGGTTGAGAATCGCCCCGTAGAGCGAATTAAGGTTAATTTTTTTGACGAGCTGCCTTTTGTCCCAGAATGCCTTGTCTTCAGAAGTTTCTGCGGTCTTTTTCTTTGCTTGGAGTTCTTTTCTTTCTGCATACCACCTTTCCAACAATCCGGGCACAACGCCCTTCATATCGTATTTAAAAATAGTGCCATTGGCACTTAATGTCCAGGGTTGATTACTATCAAAAATTAAATGCCATACTTGTGCGGCCGATAGCACATCACTTGTACCGTTTTCTTCCCAGTCGATAGTAATCTCAGTGCCGGGCTCCATGTTCATTACTGCTTGATACTCTAGTGTGCCAAACATACCTTCCCATGCATCAGCAAAAGACGAACCTGAATCCATCTTTTCTTTGATGTAGTGATCGGTCATTGTTGTTCGGAGTTGACCGACGATGGTTTCCGGGCCCATGTTGAGGGCTCTAATAGTCGAGGGATAGAGCGAGTTGAGGTCAATAGCACCGATGTATTCGTGGACCCCTTTTTTGGGGTAAGCAACATAGGCACCTGCGGCTTGCGTATCTCCTTGGTCATCTCTGGATCTCCTGTTAGGTACAATCATGCCCCGGCTGTGGGCTTCGTTGATAATAGCCTGCTCTGTCACTGCAACCGCCCCCATGGTTGTTTGCAGTAGCACAGTATTGTCATGTGCCAACTCGTTAGCAAGATCTAAGAAACGTAGCTTCTTGTCTAACTTGGCCAGCAACATTGTATCTTGTCGGTTATAGTCAATGAACTTAGGAAAGTCCTTGTTATACAATTGGTCCAGTGTGCCTTCGTATGCAACCTTACTACCGCACTCCTCATACTCACCAATGGCATCCAAGCTATAGCTATGGCGCTCTTCGTAAGTGTATTTGCGGTACAGTTGCATATAGTCCATATGCACACGACCAATTAAGTCGAATGTTAGATTCTCTGCACCAAAGCGTTCGAATGTACGCTGTTTAGGGAATTGGCCCCACAAGCACATTCTGCGTGTGTCGTCTTTGCTGAGTACACGGTTAATACGCATAACAGTATAAGGAATATCGAAGCCTTCACTGTTCCAACCTGACAGGATGTCAGCATCGTCAATCAAGTCTAAGAACGTATTCAACATGTCTGCTTCGTTTTCAAACAGATAACAGTTGTCATATTGCTTGCAAATTTCTTCAGCCGATTCCCATGAATAGCTCTTGGGTGGCACAACCAATGTAACCAACTTGTCCATCCAGTCTAAGTAAACCGAAAACGCAGTAATTGGATTAAACGGATCTTCAGGTTTGGAATAACCTCGCAGTGGATCAAAGTCCACCTCAATATCGAAAAAGGCTGTTTGTAATTTTGGTGATGTAGCACCCATGTAGTTTTCTTCTAGACATCTAAACACTGGGTTAATGTCCGATTCCCAAAGACGCTTGTTGCTGTTAATGCGTAGCTCTTTGTGAAACTCTTTACTGTTGCGAGTACTAAAACGTGTTACGGGTGTACCGTAAATGGTGCGAAACTTACCGCGGGGATCGTCGTAGTAAAATGTATAATTGGCTGGATATTCACGGAATACACGCTCACCATTTACACGTTCTACAACGTGGATTCTATCTTTATCCCTGTCAAAAAGGGCGTCAATGTAACTCAATATATTCTCCTATGTGCGACTTCGAGCTCACACACACTCTACTTGTTCTTTAGTGAACGACTCTATACAAATAATTATGCCTTGTAGTATAGCAGTTAAATATTCATATGTCAAACTATTCACGTGTTGTTTCCTTTGGTGCTAGCATAACTTATGGTTCAGAATTACCTGATCAAAATTGTACTTGGTCTAGTATTATAGCACAGAAACTGGGACTAGATTACCTGTGTTTAGCCAAACCTGCGGCTTCTAATGCTAGTGTTGCTAGACAAATAATCAGCTATACAGATTACGATCAAACAGATTTAGTTTTGGTCATGTGGACCAGTGCTACTAGATATGAGTTTAGAACAGAAACAGGCTGGCAAGATGTTAGTCCTTGGAGTGAACAAACTGGTTTTGTTCGTGATTGGTATCGTGGACCAGGTAATTATGAATACACTGAAGTCATTACCAGCATGAAAGAAATCGCACTGGCCACACAATTCTTAGAAGGCATGGGCCTAGATTACTTATTTGTGTTTGATAATGATGAACTAAGAAACAGTCATACATGGAACTTGCCAGATGACTATGTTCAAACAATAAAACTTATGTTGCCTTGGGATAATGTACAATGGTTTGATGACACAGGATTTTTAGATTGGTCCAAAAAGAATGGGTATCCTTTTACAAATACCCATCCTGGAGTTACTGCACATCAAGCTGCCGCCGATTACATATTGGCTAACCGAGATTTTATTTCTTCAAAGACTAATATATTGCCGGCGTTGTTATAATGATTTGCAAATCCTGGGTTACGTTTATGTACTCCAGTAAAGTCTATCATATTATGAAACTTATATAATTTATCCCACGTACTGTGTGTGATATGTATAACTGGGTGTGGATTGGTTAACTGATCAATTTCTTTACAAATTAACCCATGTACAAACTCGGCATAATCCATGTCAAAATACTTTTTGTAGAATTCGGCTACATCCTTTAAACCATGTTCTACTACATCGGCGTAGATAAAATCACTGTTGTAATGCAGTGGATCATTGTTGTGTATTGGATGCTCGTCTACATGCAGTCTATATGGACTGGTATGACTGACAATAATTGCATCGTAGTTGGAAAGATTGTGTTGCTTTAACTGTAGGTATATTTTATATTCACCACAGCCTGCTTGAGCTTGGTTGATTACATCATGCTCCTGTGCAAGTAAATTTGGCCAGCCAATTACATCATACTTGACGGTCCAGTCTGCGGCAAAGCTATCTCCGACTATTAAAATTTTCAATGCAGTAAAAACCTTATTAATCCAACAGCATCAATGATTATTAAAAATATATAATTGGCTAGTAATCCAAAGCTACCACGAGTCCAACAAGTCCATGCACTAGCACAACATCCAGCAATGAATATTGAATACAACGGAATTACAGGAATATGTGGTACACTGGCCGCAAAGATGATAGCACTAACCACGCTACATGCCCAAGCAAATACTTCAGCACAAAATCTCAACGGCCACTCATTGAAGTCACGTTTAATGTAACCCCAAGTTGACGCTACCCAATCGCTAAATTGGAATGTCAAAGTGTACGACCTACTGTTTCAAGAATAGTGTTTAATTCTTCGTGGTCAGCATTAGTGTCTGTTAGCTTAGACTTTTGTGCAATTTTAATTGCTTTCTTTAGAATAGCTGGTTTGATTTCCATTTCTTCTGCAATGGCTTTAACTGTATCAGCTAAGCCTGCATTAAGGTCTTCAATTTCTTGTAAAACAGAAACACCTTCGTTGATGATTTGTGTAAGTTTGGCTTTTTGTTCGCCGCTGAACATGCGTGGTCCTGATGACATAGTTTCTCCTATTTGAAAAGTTTATTATACAGCATTTGTTGTGAAAAGCAAGAGTGTTTTGGAATTATTGCTCACTTTTTGAACATCGCGTGGGGCACGACTCCCAAATGTTCAAGCCCAGCAGCCGGGCACACACACCGTAACAAGTACGGTCCTAAGGTGTGTTCTTTTAAACTGGTGAAAACGGATTCTTTGGTGTATCGTATCCGTCGTCTTCTGGATATACTGGATATTCGTTTGGATTCATTTTGATTTCTCGTACATTACGGTATCTGTATCACCAAGTGCCCATTTTGGATCTGTTTCCACGGACCATCGTTGGGTAGCTACTTTAAAATCGGGCATTTTTAATTCCTTGGGGTTACTACTTGGTTCAAGAATAATTATTCTATTGTTAGGCTGTGCGGCAAATTGTCCATTGTCTAATTTAATAAAATTATATGACTTATGATCTTCTACATCCTCACTAAAGCCAGTGTCAATAACATTAAAGTCTGGATGAGCTGAATCAACAGTAAACATATATTCACCTTCGGCCCATTTACCGTTTTTTAATTTTATTTTACATTTCATTGATTGTAGTTGGGCTTTTTTTATTACAGTAATATCGTACGACAAACAATCCCACAATTGTAAATAATCCAACGGTAGAGGAGACCCTTCTATAGGTTTCCAACAAAAAGCATGAAGTGGTAGTTTGTCGTACAATGCTCCGTACTCGTTTAGGTAGGCTTCTATTCTAAACGCCTGGCCTCTTAACGACTTGATACTTACCCACCAACACGGAACTAGTTCTCCGTGACCTTTTTCAAAATTGTATAAGAATTCTTTTTTTATAAAACATTTCACAGGCGGCAAATTAGCAACAATGTGACTCATTTCTTTTTACCCGATTTCATATTAGCACACCAATGTGCCATACGCTGTTTTTCGCCACTGCTATTTTTAGCAATTGATCTTAATTTACTAACCGGTTGCTTGCAGTTAACACCCACACGTTTAGCTAGACCTTTGCGTCCCGGATTTTTGCCATCAGCAAAGTTTTCTCCGATGCCGCCTGCGTCTCCGGCTTCGGTGCTGTTGTCATGGCCATACCAACCGTAGCCCACATAGTAAGGACTAGTCAGAGATTTTGTTTTCTTTTTTCTTTTGCGACCTTCGTCTAAAAATGTGTCAGCAAAGTCTTTACACAATGCTTGCATTTTTTGATTTTCTGTGACCATTAGGTTGTAATCTCTGTTGACGTCTT